TCTCTCGTAAATTGGGGTACTTCATCTTTACTCGCTACTTCAACATAATAAAGTTCTAAGTTGCCATCTTCATCATAAGGATAGTAATAAATAGGGATATTATTTCCCATGCCATCGTCAGGTGTTCCAACTGCGCTTAAAGTAATAACGCTACCTAAATTTACAAAAGTATAATTTGGCGCCGTTCCAGATATAGTAAATACATCCTTATCAACTGATCTATTATCATCCTTGAAGAACTTTAATGTTCCTTCAGCCAAGGGCTGTCCAGTATCTTTATCAACAAAATATTCTTCTAAGCTAATTGCTGAAATATAACGTGGGTCTATAGACATTAATATTCTCCCTGATTTGCAAATTCAACAGTAACATTTTTATTGTTCATTCCTGTTCCTCTTCCAGCTAATATTGATGCTAATATCCCTTTCATGGCATTGTTGTAATATGGTGAAGCTTTTTTTGCGAGATTAATTGTTTGTGGATTTTGAGCTAATCTAAAAATGCTAGGAGTTAAAAATTTACCCATGATACTTCCTAATGCTGCTCCGCCTGCTCCAGGCATTGCGCCATGTCCCATTAACATACCTGTACCACCTGCTAATGCGCCGCCTATTAATGGGATTAAGTCTTTTGCAGTTTGACCCTTTTCTATTTTTTCCGTTAATTCACCTAAGGTCTTAGCTAGATGATGGTTTTCAGATGCAGCGCCACCTTCAGTTACAGCAGTAAGTGCTTTTTGTAATTGTTTTGGTTCTATTGTTCTTTTAGTTCCAGATGCTATTTTATTAATAACTGGATTAGCTCTATATGGCGCTACTTTATCAGCGAATATTCTTGATCCCATGTTATACATTTCAGCTGATGTCGGGTCTTTAGATAATAAAAAATTATTCATATCAGATTTCAAAGCATCCCTTGCTTCTTGTAAGCCAGCTATAACTTGCCTTGTATAAGCTTCTGGTCGACCAGATTGCAATGCTCTTATTTCAATTCCTAACTGGCTTTGTAAGTCATGCGCGTTTCCAAAAGATGGCTCATCCATGAAATTTTTATGCATCTTTTTTAATGCGCTATCATAAGAGTCTGCCAGTAAAGTTTTATCGACCGCTTTATATTCACTCGGTAAGTTTTGCTGAAATACGCTCTGATTCCCGAATTTTTCTCTTACAGGATTATAAAAACTAGACGCTTCTTTAGTTGCTTCTTGGTAACCTTGTTTAATATTTGATGCTAATTCATTAGTGTATTTTTTAGGATTTACATATTCGGCAGCTTTCGCAATTCCTTTTAAACTACCTGGTATTGCATCAAAAGCTAATGATAATCCACCCCCTAATAATGCATTCCCTGTAGCATCATTTGGATTTTGAGCAGCGCCCATTAATGCAGAGCCAGCAGCTCCAGCTAATGGCTTACCAATACCCATAGCGCCATTTCCTTGCATAAATTGAGCTGCTTTGCCTAAATATGGGATTGCTTCTGATCCCGCTAATGCTGCTTTGCCCACAGCGCCACCACCAAAAAAGCTTCCTATATCTCCAGCAATTTGACCTGCACTACCTGCTAATGATTGAGGGATTGGGAAGGTTTGCATCTGTGCTTGTTTAGGAAGAAATACATTTGCTATTTGTGCAGGAGTATTTATAACAGATGAGCTTAACCCTTTTGTAAAATCAACTCCGCTTTGGCCAGCTTGTTTCAAATAATCCATGATGGCTTGCATCTTAGGATTGCCATTTTCAGGCTGCAAACCAGCGAATGGATCGGCAGATGCCATTTGTCCTTCCGGCTGTAGATCGGCAAATGGATCTTGCACTATTGCGCTCCTCCTTGAAGTTCTGCCAATCGTTTCTGAATTTGCGCATCACTAATGCCCCTTGCTTTTGCATTTGCAATAAATTGTTGGTATTCGGGCGGGATAGTGGCCATACCAGCATTCACCATTGCTTGTGCTTGCTGTTGGTTAGGGTTAAAGGTTAAACCAGGTTGCCTTGTACCAGCATTTAAACCAGCAGAATTGGCCGAAGAAACAGCTTGGTTAATCCATTGATCCATATATTTATTAGCTTTCTCATAAACATCTTTATTTACTAATGATTGAAAAGAATTAATATTCCCCATAGACGCATTAGTTACTTCTCTCAATGCTTCAATCCCTACTTGGCCACCCATAGCTTTTAATCGTAAAGATGACATTTCAGGCATTAATGCTTGTGCAGCTAAAAATCTAGCTTGCGCATCTGGATCATCATTAGTAATCGCTTGAGCTATTTGTTTAGGAGAATAGCCAGCAACTCTACTAGCATATGGAGCTAATGCTTCGGTTAATATTGGCTGTAATTTATTGATTTCCGCCACTGATTGTTGGCGCTGATGAATGCGACTAATATCGGTATTTGTCGCTGGATAAATAGGGTCTGGTAAATTGTTAGGATCAAATCCTTGTTGTTTAGCTATTTCTGGGATAGTCATGCCGGATGCTAGCATTGAAACAGCGGAATTGGGATCAATCCCCATTCCTGCCGCTTGAGCAATTACTTGTTTCTTTTGATCAGAAGGTAATAGAGTGAAATCATATTTATCCGCTTTCTGTCCATAATAATCAGCTAAAGCGCTTCTTTGAGCAAATTGTGATTTTAGATTATCTAGCAACATTTGCGGCAATTGTTGCATATCTGCTTGTTGTTGCTGCTGGTTGGGTTGTAATTTTATCGCGCCTGGAGGAGTAGGCATTTTTAATAATTCTGGATGTTGTTGTAAATATAAAGCAGCCCCAGCTTGGCCAGCTGCACCAGATTGGCTTAATAATGGATTTTGGCTGTTAAATTGAGCTTGCTTTACTTGCTCATTCAATAATGGAATTTGCGCTTTTCGCATATCTATTTCAGATTGAATATTAGGTGCATAATATTGTGCCTGCTGATTCGCTAACCCAGCTTGCGCTTGCAGGTATGGAACTTGAGTTTGTTTAAATGCTAATTCTGCTTGGTTCATCTGCGGCTGTGTTTGTAAATTAATACGCGCTAATTCATTAGCCAGCTTGTTCTTGTCCATCTCTTGCTTAGCAGCAAAAGGAGTTAATCCAGCTTTAAAGCCTTCCATTAAAGAAGATAAACCGACCTTAGCACTTGGATCGCCCAATACAGGTAATACAGCATAATTCATTGCAGGTATTGGCATATTAGAAATACCCCATTCCTTTACCAGCACCATAAGCCATCCCGGCAGGTCCTCCTGGAGAACCAGCAACAGCGCCAATTGCTGCACCCCCGATGCCCCCTATTGTCGACATATTGCGAGCATAAGCGTCAGCATTCGCTTGATTTTGATTAGCTTGACCTGCATAAGCCATTCCGCCTTGATTCATCAAGTTATTACCTAATGAATTGGCCAGCTCATTAGAAGCGCCATAACCCATTTGAGCAACGCCTTGAGTGCCTTGTAGGCCTTGTCCATATAATTCTAATGCATGGCTTAAATAGTTATAGTAATCTTGATTAGCAAGTCCAGATGCTGTTGATTGATTATTAAATTGATGCGTATTTGTTCCTAGCATTCCCCCAGCAGCAGCAGCATTATTGCCACCTAACATGGCTTGATCCATTTGAAATTGATAACCAGGTGATTGCTGAAATCCAGCGCCAGCCATATTCATTATTGATCCAGGATTGCTTATCAATGCTTGATATTGCTGCATCAATGAATTTAAAGAGGTATTGCCCGCATTAATATATGGATCATAATAAGGCTTGATTGTTTCAGGTATTTTATCCAAATAAGGCATTGCCTCATTAGCAGGATTCTTATACTCAGGAGCAGATTGAAAAGGGTTTAAATTCATATTTTTACACCATTGAAAATGTCTTTACGACACCATTAATTTTCGCCTTTAATACATGAGCATCAGAGTCGTACCAGATAGTCCCATTGTCTTTTGTATTTCTATTATTTGGATCAGCAGCATTATTAATTTCTGAAGTTGTTAAGCTGTCTGGGGTTAATCCGTTACTTAGATTGCTTTGCATTTGCTGGAATAACACATCAAATACTTGCTGCATCGATGACTCTAAATTTCCATCTTTATTTACAAATAATTGTCTAGAAAATGTAGGTACTTTCATTGGAAAATATTGGCTACCCCATCAAATGCTCTCCATGGCCCTCTTCCCCAAAATCTTATTTGAGCAACAAAATCATTAGTACTTCCTAAATTCCACCAGTCCAATTTGTTAGGTCTATTACCTATTTTGTAAATAGGATAGGTAACAAAATTACCGAAACTAACTCCACCATTACTAGATATCCTTAATCCTATTCTAGGATCGTAATGCTGAACATTTTGCTGGTTGTCCGTATCGTCTCCCTGCTCCAAGGTAAACGTAAGGTTATTCACTACAAATCTAAAAGAATTAGGCATTCGAATATTGCTGCAAACTCTAATTCTGGGTATTTCTATTGGATCCTTTCCTTCATATTGAAATGTACTTAATTCAGAAGACATCCTATATAAACTTCCGTCCTTAAAGCTTACAAAGTAATAATCGTTATCAAAGAAAGCCACTTGCTTTGCAATGTGATAATTCATATTTTCGTCAGTTACATCAAAAAACTTTCCTGTAGTGAAATCATAAATAAAACTATAATTATCGTCTGATCCGTAGAATGTTATTTGATATATTAAGTGACCCGCCAGCTTTACAAAAAAAGCACTACATTTTTCAGGGCTAACTAATTTTTCTAATTTATAATTAATTCCATCCGTGGAGATGCTTTTCACATCAGAACCATTTGAATACATAAGCACTGGCCCAGAATCTTCACTAATCCCCAACCATGCTACAAACTCTTCTGATACTGCTACCGATCCAGGGTTAATACATCCATAATCAAAACTAATGGATGTATTTTTTTGATAAGGGAATTGTGGTAATCCATTGTCATTCCATAATTCCGTTACAATTTCACCCATCACAAATAGCAAATTACTGCGGCCTGGGAATCTTAACGTCACTAATGGCGCATTTGCTTTTGTTTGGAAGCCACCGTTCAAAGGTGTTCCTTCAGGCCCAGGGAACCAATTCAATCCATCATTAAACTGTGATATATACCAATTAGCACCTGTTATATCCGGGACTACAAATCTTCCATTTTGAAATGTTACATACCCTGGCGTTACTCCAGATGGCAATAAAGCTTCTCTAAAATCTCCACTTACATAGTTATAAATATAGAGAGCATGTTTATCGCATATAGCTATTTCACCATTATTGTTTTCATCCATAAAAACATCACCACCAAATGTGGTTAATTGTCCTATTTTGGCGCTCGTGTATATTTTCCTTGATCCAGCATTAACAACAGCTATTGAATAAATATTGTTGCTAACAACAGCAATAAGTCTGTTGTTCCTTACGCTTGTAAATAGCGCTCTACCATTCCCAGTATTTGATAAGTTCTTAACAAACTCATATCCACAATAATCAACAAGCCAATCATCGCTAGTGATCATATTAAATGTTCTACTAGCTAATATTTTAGGATTTCTACCAAATGTAGATGATCCTACAATATCTAATTTCTCAGCTTGAACTGTCGGAGAGTTTGTTTTCATTAAGGCACAGTCCAGCCTAATCCAAGATTAGCTTGTCCATAAATATCAGGACCTTGTCTCGCTTGTAAGCTAGACATTTTCTGTACGCTTAAATCTTGCGGGCTTACTTGTATTAACGTGCTTTCAAAATCTCTTAATTTCTTTTCACTTTGCGGTTGAAATGTAATGTTATATTCCTGGCATATATACTCAGCTAATGCATATCTCAAATAAGTAATATAATACTTATCTAAAGTTAAGCTTAAGTCTTGATCCATCGTTACATCAGTTAATGCAAATTTCCCCCAAATCTTGAATGGATATTCTTGATTAGGGAGCATGTACATCCAAATTTCTGCACCACCTTTCTTTCGTTCCACGTGATACATATATGGCAACGATTGAACATTGTTAGCTCTAGCACTACCAAAATAATCAACCCTTTTTTCAGGATTCATTTGATACCTAACATTATTGATTGTAAATGTTAGTGTTTCTACTGTGATTAAATTACTAATCGTATATTTTTCTTGACCTATTACTGCGACGAAATCGTATTCTGTATAATAGGGTATTAAATTTTGCTCTGCTGTTTTAAATGAAATGATTTCATTTAACATTTCCAAACCATCATTGACTTGCTCACCACTTACAGTTTGCAAGTCCCTGGCAATTACGCCAGACAGATAGTAGGCGCGTATTATTAATTCTCGTACGGTATAAGCCACGCCTACCTCTTACTTAGATGAAAAACTCTGCGCCTAACAAACTTAAAGTTAATGCAGCTGGAGATGTAGTAACAGAAAGTAAATAACTTAATTTTGGCGCACCAGATGATGGCAATACATCAAAAATATTAGTTTGCTTAACAGAAGCCACAATACCGCTAATGACAGCTGTATTTGCAGTTGCGCCAAATGGTTTTAACTGTGCAGTTTCAGCAGCAGCATGTGGCGTATAATCAGCTTGCAATTTAGCTCTACCAGTAATGCTAGTTGGTAATGAACCAGATAAATCAACTGTAGTTGCAGTGCCAGCATTACCAGCATTCAATACAACAATTGGCGCATCAAATTGTTTGTAAACTAGGGAGCTATTAGAACTGAAATTATAGTCAAGCAAGAACTGAGCCGAACCGTCAGTTTTAGTGAAATCTACTAATCGCTTAGCACCATATGTAACACCACGAACAGAAGGCATAACAGGCGAGGTAAAAGAAGTAGATAGTAATAAAGCGGGAGGCACTGCGCCTGTTGGATCAAAGATTACAAACACAGCATATACTGTATTATTTGCAATGGTCCCAGTATCTAAACCACCAGCACCACTAACGGCAGAACTAACCGTTAGCGGAGCTGCAACAACAATATCAAAAGTGTCCGTGTCATCACGCAATTGACCTGCGGCTACTGTACGAGTAGTCGTAGATGCCCATGCGCCTAGGCAACCATTCACATATTTATTACCTAAATTAATTACAGGTTGTAAATTACTCATTATTCTAAAAACTCCTTAATTAGGCTTGTGAAAGAGGGAAAATTAAACGCATGGTGTTTTCTGCAACCATTGTAGAACCCCAAATGTTATCCCAGATATAACCACGATTATTTTGAGCAAATTGAGAACCCCAATAGTGACGAATAGAAACACCGCTTTCAGGATCATTAGTTGAAACAGTTGGGAATGGGATTTCATCAGGCAACATAGGCATTGCTAAATACAATGGATTACCTGACATCAATACACCAGCTCTATGGCTTGGCAGTACACGAACTTGCATACCAGCACTTAAAGAATTATTTAAATTCTGATTTAAGCCAGGTGTTGATTGCAATGCTGGATAAATTGCTATAGTTACTTCACCACCACCTGTAGATTCTGCATTTGCAGTGGCGCGAAATTGTACTGGTTGATTCGATACCTTATGACCAATAAACGTTCTATAACGCATATTAGGTTTGCCAGATACGCCGTCAACAAACTGGAACATATCACCAGTTTTAATAGCATCAGGATCACTAGTGCCAGCGCCAGAGAAAGTTAACTGCGTAATATTTTGGCCACTAGGATCATTAGTGCTAACTAACGTTAAAATATTTGCACCAGGAGTTTGATTGTCACCAACGGTACCAGCTACATGAATCGGTAAAAGGTTGGATTCATACCAATCTGTTTTAGAGAATTTACCCAATTCCCAGCTTAATGCAGTTTCATTATTTCGATTAGTCGCAAATTGATTTAAACCGCTATCAATAATATCTGGGATAACAGTAACAGGAAGAATTGCGCATTGATCACCAATAGCGGCACCAAAATCTTCAAAGTTTGCAACTGCTTGCGCTAATTGTTTATAAGAATTAATTGGAGTAGTTCCGTCGCCATAAAAACGATATGGGCCTGAATCTGGTGCAATATTTTGACCGTAGCGAGGATCTTGTTGATTAGTTACTACAACACCAGAAACGATATTTAACAATACGTCAGATTCTATAACCGTACCAATTTCTAAGATACGAGATTTACCGATTTTCTGCATGTAATCTTCAACGTTGAAGATAAATTGTTGATCAGTAAATGAAGTAGAGCTGCTTACAGCTTGAGTACATGCTAATGTTTGAACACGTTGAACAGTACTTTCAAAAGTAGCTACTAAGCTATTTACAGTACTAGCACGAGGTGCTAAATCGAAAGTAACAGTGTCACCAAGATTTGCAGTTAAAGAATTAAAGTTTTTGAATTTCTTATTTGATTTGTTAATAGCAACGAAACTATTAAGCATCCAGGCCATTTCAGCCATTTGATACGTTTGTACATTTTGTAGAATATTATCAGGTACAGCCATTTGATACTCCAAATTATTATTTTAGAGATAATGGCTGCACTGATTATGATTGAATTAGCGGAATATTTTTCTAAAGTCGCTAACCGATTTTGCAGAGCCATTATCTAAGCCAACAGATGACGGCTTGATTTGGTTCAATGGCTCATTTGCTTGCCTCGTAGTCGAAGCTTTTTTATTAGTCTCTATAGAATCAGCTAATTTACGCATTTCAATGCGTGCTAAATCTGGACTTAATTTCGCTAAATTCTGCAATGTAGCAATCTTGGCAGGACTATCATGTAAAGCTAGCATGATCTCTGCTGTGTGCGGCAGTTCATTCGCTAGATGTACAATCTCTGGCATTTTATCAAATGGCAAACTCGCCATTTTATTGCCTAATCCTTCATGATCCTTTTCTGCTGCTTGCAATTTACCAAAAAAATCATTAACCAACTGCATACCTTGTTGGTATTGATAATTTTGTTCGTATTGCGCTGCTCGCTTTGTAGTTTCATCCGCTACTATTTGCCTTATCTGATCTTCAGAATAAGATTTTAAGTTAGATTGTTGGCTCGTAGGTGCTTCATAATTGTTTTGTAATTGCGCCCTTTCAGCTTCATATCTAGCTTGTTCTTTTCTGGCAGTTTCGGCTTTTGCAGTTTTAACAATATGATCAAACTGGCTTTGCGGCATTTGTACCATCTTCTCCGAAGGAGGAGTTGCTACAGATTCACTAGGCGCAACTTGACTTTCAGCAAATGCTTCTTGTCCCATTTCAAACCTCTTATTGACTATTGCCCCGTCACGGTTAATCCTAGAAACGTTCTAGTGACGCCTATTTTTGCCCCATAGGTGGGTTAGATAGCCCCGGTATCGTGTCCGGGTAACGACTCATCGTAAAGATTCTTGGCTGAGCGACCATGAGAATTGTTAAATTTTACTAATAATTGGTAAAAACGTAAATAGATTTGTTAACGTTTAATTAACACTTTTTGATGAACAGTTTTATTCTTCTTAAATAATTCTTTCATCTTTCTAATAAAAGATGTTTGTTCAATATCTAATATATACAAAAATCTACGCACATCATCATATCTAAAGTGCGGAATAGTTAACCAATTCCTAGCTTTAGTTCTTAGCTTTTCATCTTTTGAAAACGCATCTTGTATTGCTTGCTGAATGATGGCAAAGATTAATGCGCGCTCAGGCGATGGTTCACTTTTAGCTTCCCATTCTTCAAATGACATTCTCATTGCTTAACCCATTCATCGTTTATATATTTATGTATTGTTAATCCCCAATATTTCTCTACATCATCTGACTTTGTGAAATCATCAAAATTATTGTAGAGGGAACCTGCTTTAAATTCATTTAAGCAACCAGCGGTTGTTATTAGATACAAGTATGCGGCCCTATCTTTATCAGGCGCTATAATTATTAATTCAGGACGTTTATCTTCTTTTGCCATTCCTTGATCATGGTAAAAATAAGATATCTTAAATAAATATAAGTTATGCTGATTTAAATATTTCTCATATGACATTTCGTTTAATAACCTTTTTTACTTTTCTTTTTAGGCTTTATTGCTTTTTTAATTTCTTTCTTTATCAATTTCACATCTTGTGCTTTATCTTCATGTTTTTTGCTTTTCATTTTTTGCCTTTTGATTTAGATTTCCCAGCTTTACTCATAGCAATAGCTACCGCCTGTTTCTGCGGCTTACCAGCTTTCATCTCAGTTGCTATATTTTCTGATACTACTTTTTTTGAATTACCTTTTTTAAGTGGAATTTTTATTCTCCTTCTTAACCGCCTTAGTTTTATGCTTCATCTCTTCTTTCTTATGCTCTAAATCTTTGCTATGACGCTCATTAGTATGATGCAGATCAAGTATTTCTTTAGCATGTCTATGTGCTAAATCAGCAGCACCTACAGCTGCATTTAATTTAGATACAGCAATCTTAGACTCTTCTTGCTGCATCTTATCTTGCTCAAGCGTTATCTTATCCGTCTTCTCTCCGATCTCTGCTAGTGCAAGCATTCTCTTCGTATCACTATCTTGCTGAGCTACTTCTAATTTACCAGCTTCTACTTGTACTTTTGCTTGATCAGCTTGAGCCTCTAATTGCATTTGCATTTGTTTCTGCTGCATTTCTTGCTGCTTAATTTGAAGCGGTAATTCAGCCATTTGAGCTTGTTTTTGCGCCATTTGCTCAGCTTGCTGCTGGCGTTGCTTAATCTTCTGAATGAATGGCTTGATGTTTTGTTTCAATGCATCTATACCACGTACATCAACGTTATTAAGTAGCATTTCAATGCCAGCTTCTTCAGTAGAAATATATTCTTGCAGAATAGGACTTGTTTTCATTAATACAGTTAATGCTTGGAATGCTTGTTGACGTTGCAATTCAAAATTAACACCTGCTTCCACTTTCACATTTATACTTGAACTATCATAGTCAAGACTTATTCCATTTTGGCTATTAACAGGGACACTTTGACGCTTACCGCCAATATCTTTAATAGAGATATTTCTTTCTAGATTAATGTATTTAGGAATTAATTTCATAACAGCAGTAGCTATCTGATTTAATCCACGCATATATCCAACGACATACGGCATAGATGCATGATTAGAATTAGTGCTGCCGTTTTCTATTGCTACACCACTCAAATTATTATCATTAATACCGAGCGAGGCATCATATGATCCTAAAATTCCCTGGGTCATTTGATCAGCCATACTGAAAGTATTGGTGATTTCTTGAGGAATAGGCGGCCGATTAACGGTGGTTGGAGCTGGCAGAGGCACATTGGGATCACCATTTAAAAATCCTTTATATATTAACGTGCCTGCTTTTTGTATTTCGGTAAAGTTTTCTCTTGATTCAGGTGGAATAGCTTCTTCCATTGCTATCCATTTCAACATCACCATGTTTTCTAATTCAGTAGCTAAACTGTTTCCTGCAAAATTCTTTAATCTTTGAACACCACGCGCTTGATAAACATACGGACGAGTTAATTGTTGTGAGGCCCCGGCTGTTCCACCATTGCCATTTTTAACTAATACTGAATTACCATCAAAGAAAATAATTGGCAACTCTTCATAATCGGTTTCTTCATGATCAATAATATCTTTTTCAATTAATGTAATGCGATCAATTGTAACTAATTCTGTTTTACGTGATTTACCAATTGTAGCTGGTGGCATCTCAATCATTGAAGGATTATCTTCATAGGCCCCAACTAATCTGTCGTAATCACGAGTTGTCATCACTCTATTATCAGCTAGCAACACAATTTCTTTTGTCTGTCTAACTTTCTTATAATAATCACCAACTAATATTATTTCCTTATGATCAGTGCTGTAGCACCAACTAAAATCACTAATATTTTTAGTGAAATTCATATCCTTTGTATATTTTGTCCCGTACTTAGATTCAAACATATCTTTTGTCATCGGGAACAATTCAAAACAGTACTCACCATCACCCTTGTGAGATTCTCTTGCCATCTTATCCCAACCGCATAGCGTTGGATCAAATACTTTTTTGATCACAATATTCTGATTAAAGCTCATCGGAGATTCGTATTCAGTACATACTTTAGCTGCACTAAATCCACCTGCAACCATCTCTCTAAATATTAAATATTGCAAATTATCTTTATTGCAATCATCTAGAATTGCTCTGAAATAACCCTCTAATAAATATGTTAATTCAGCTGGGACTTGTTTAAGCGGGTTATCAGATTGGCGTACTTCGATCGACGGCTCTTGTTTTGCAAACTCACCGCATATTTTATTTATATATGCTTCTAATATATTAAATTCCAAACAAGCGCGTTTTAATTCTTTCGCCATTGCTATATCTGCACCACTTAATGTGGTTTGGAATATGAATTTCATCCAATCATTGTATTGAATGCAGTTAGGCATATTATATTGATAGGAATCTTTAATATTTCCTTTATAGCATTCTAAATTGTCTATTATTGTTTTTCTTATTGCCATGCCATATCCCGCAATTTATTTATTTTATTATTGTATGCAGCGACTGCCATAGCAGCTGTATTTACTTTGATATTTTTATATTCTGTTACTAATGATTTGTTAATTAATGCTATTTTTACTGCATCATATAAAGTGTCAGCTATATCATCATGAGCATGTGTATTATTGTCAGTAATATTACTCATATGATTGCGACATTTCTCTAAATGCTCAGCATCAGCACTGAATGATATTTGACGCCTAGCAACATACGGTTGAGCTTCTAAATATCTTTCAACTTTACTTTTAGACGCGCGTGTTCTTTCGATATCTTTTACGTATAAACCACGCACTTCTTGTAGCACTGATATCAATGTTACGCCCGTTGATTTCTTTTCTATCGCAACAAAATTCGGCAGTCCGAAATCATCACTATGATGCGTATAAAAACTCATAAAGCGTGTTTTCAAATCTTTTGGAGCAATCCAGTCTTCTTCGCAATTGAGCCAGTGTAAACCATATATTCCTGATCCACGCCCATTGTGTTCTATCTCGTACAGTCCCCAACTACTAAATACTGTAGGATCATTTGTTGTTTTATCTGTTTCTGCTGTATCAGCTGTAATGAATGTACATAAAAATTTAGGCAATTCATCTAATAATTCAAACCAACTAGATTTAAAAATACCGCCACCAGCAGGACGTGGATCTTGTTGATATTGCGCCCAAAAAACGTTTGGCTGTGTATCCCTAATCTGTAATAAACGCTCTTTTCCGATGACAGTCGGACATAATACATTTCCTGCGCTATCTAGAGATTGTAATACGCATTTAAACCAGCTCGCCCCGTCACCGTTATTTTTCAAATACGCGGCTAAATCTGATTGATGCAAACATTGACCGATAAAAATCATCGGAACATTGTCAGCACGCGGACGAGATACAATCGTATTCCCATAATTGTCTATTACAGTATTTCTAGTAGTGTCGCTATAAACCTCACTTGGTTTATGCATATCATCCATAATTACACCGCCAGAAAATCTATCCAATCCCGGCAATCCTGCATCTTGCCCCGTAATTGCTCCCTCAGAACCAAATGCTTTTACTGATCCTCCATGATTAGTTTTGAAATTATCTTTAGCACTTGAATCTTGCCTTATCTCAACGCCGAAAAACTTTTTATATTCCGGCATCGACATAATATCTTTGATAGCAGACGTATGTTTAGTAGCTAAATCATGCGTATATGAAATATATAAAAACTGACAATCTGGATAATGTGCAAATGCCCACGCTATAAAATAAACGAGCATAGTTGATTTGCCATGCCCGGGCGGGACATTAATAATTAAACGATTCTTTTTTAAATAGAAAACATCAGTTAATTCTCTACATACAGTAATGTAATGCGGTTCACGACCGATCACATCATTAACTATAAAATCACGACCGTTTTTTATTTTATACATGACTTGCGTGAAATACAGTAATGATCCCAGCATTTTTGCTTTCATTACTGCTAGATCGTGATTGCGTTCGATGCCTGTTATTATCATTTATTATTTTATTTTTCTTTTTCTAACGTACTCAATATATATTGAATTCCAAAATATAATTGTTTTAAATCCATTTCATTTCCCTGCATTTCAAACTGAAAAATACAATCATGGCTGGGATCACCATCTCGCATATATGTGAATATGTACTGATTGTTTTTTAGTTTCAGTGATAGTGTCATTAAAAATCCCTCACAAACCCCTTCATTATTTCTTTCATATTTTCAGCTAGTTGTTTTAAGTCTTCGCTGACATCGACAGTATGATCATGCTGCACCGCTTTAAGAGCAGGAGCTGCATATGTTAATAGCGTTGCATTAGCTTTATGCTGCATTTCTAGAGATGCTAGTTCATCCTGCGCTATTTTTATGATAGCGCGAACAGGATCATGACCGGTTTCTTGCAATGCTTTGACAACATCATAAAACTCACGACGCTTGTCTTTAGAACCTTTAGGGCGTCCATTCGGGTTTCGCCTTTCGCCTTTTTTTATCGATCCAGCCATTTTATTGTACTTTAGTTATACTTTAGTTATTTACTAACGGGTCTGCCGCGTTTTTTAACTGATATTTCAGCATTATCATTAGTATCTGTATCGTCAGAATCATTCGAAACTACATCAATTACGCCATTTCCAGCACAAAAATTGCACAATACAAAATGCATCCCCACTTTTTTCACTCTAGCGCCTTCACATTTCGGGCAAAATTTCTCACTCATTTTTAACATTTCCTATTTAATATTTGTCTGATTTTACCATATTTTAGCAAAAATGCAACAATTACGTTACAAATAGCAATATAGTTAAAAAATAATTAACATTTAGTTAACAATATTTGTTGACTCTACGCGTAATTGCGCTATAATGTTTACATACAGTCAACAACGGAGATATAAAAATGTACAACAAACTACTAAACAAAAATGGGACAACAAAACATGCGACAGAATGCAAAATGTCATTTGGTCGCAAAGACACACAATGTCATCGCTGCGTAGAGCTCTTAAATGGCGATGCACCCCGCGCTGATCATGCGAACAGAGCATTTAAAGCTGAACAAGAAAATAATCACATACAAAATATAAAAAATCACAATTGTGAAAAATCAAATTGTGGTGCTGTATGCACTGCGTTTGAGTGGTAATAGATATATAGTCAATAATGATTGTATAAAACCAGATAGGAGATATTTAAAATGAACAAATTAAATGCAAAAATCAAAATAGGCACAAAAGTAATTTTAGCTGGCGATACTGAAAAAACATGGAGAAAAATCATTGAAATTAATGGACCAACATTTAAAGTAGAAAATAATTATGGCGGATCATGGCAAGCAGGTCACATAGTAAAATTTAGCAACAAATTTTAAACTTTAATCAAGGAGACCTATTAAAATGGATGACATATATACAACAGACTTATCAGAGTTCAGACAGGGAGAACTCATGCAAGCAGTGATATTGCTAGAAGCATATAGAAGCAGTAATTTACCCCAATATGTAAATCAAAAAGGTCTAACATTAATTTTAAACAAACATACATGTGAAGTATTTTTAACTAACAATGAAGGATATTTATTTGGGAGAGACATACAATGATCATATATTGCGCAAGGAAGTGCAACAGAAGTGAAGAGCTATATTTTTTAATCAAAAAATTACAGGAGAAGAAAGTTAAATGAAAGCTGAACAAATATATGTTAAAACGCATCATGCACGTAAGTTATTCAAAAAGTTACATAAAATGGACTATGCTGAGACTTATATTGCAACTATGTGTAGCAATAAAACACTACGAGGAACAAAACTTGGGGGTTGGGAATGGTTGATTGAGATTAAATCAATCGAAAACTTTACAGTTCCAAAGCGTGGCAAACCCAAAATGCATCGTCGCCATTCGTATAAAATTACACCAACAATTAGTAAGCGGAGATTAACAAAATGAATGACTTCATGACTTTAAATCAAACAATTGGATATATATATATCAACTATCATTTCAAGATCAGCAAAAGATATTTGCAAGACTTGTGCAAGCTAGGTATTATCGACGCTGAAAAAATAGCTGGGGCATGGCATGTACGCAAACCATTCTCCATAGATCAACAAATTTCTAGCAATTGGGAGAATAAATATGCTAAAAATTAGCAAATTAATTAAGGTATTAGCAGTAATTTCAATATGTTTGTCAACACAAAGTTGTATGTTATTCGCAATTGGCGCGGGAGTTGGAGCAGCTAAATGGGGCAGTAGTAAACAATCTGAAGCCGAAGCTAAAAATCGCACAGCTTATAATGAATATATTATGCAATTGCATCAAATAAACTTCCAGCGCCAAAAATCAGGATTGGCGCCTGAAGTAGTTTTGACTTATGAACAATATACTGGGAAAACTATCAAAAAATAGTATTAAATCTCAACAAAAACAAGCTCAGGATATTTATAAAGAAACAGCTTCTTCTTGAGCTTGTAGACATCCGTCTTCATACCTTTTACATCCTCCACAATTGTTGCTCTTTTCTCATGATCATAGTATTGAAAATCAGCCCAATATTCAATCGCTCGATGTTTTTTATGTCTAAAATCCCAAAATCCGTCTTGCAATAAAAAACGAGGCTGCATAATTAATTTAGTAATAACACCCCCTCGCTCTAATATCTTCAATTCTGTATATCTTTTAGCCTCTTTCTTTGAATCAAACTCTATATCATTTATAACTGTTTTTTTATTATTATATTTGTTTTTTAACATTTACTTATTTTATTCCTCAGCATTCCAATTAAAGTTAATCTTCTTACAAAATGAAGTATCAGCATAACAATAGCAACATACAAACAAAGTGCCTAATTTAATGACGCCGTCAAAACAACTGCCTATAATTTCTTTTTGGAATACAAGACCCAACTTATCGCAATTCTTACATCTTTTGTCATAAAACCTGCTGATTGAATGTGTATGAGGATAAGGATTTTCACAACCTTTATAACAAATATCATTCCACCCTAATATTTTCATAAACATATTAAGCATAGCTTGATTAGTTTTCTTTTTCTCAAACATCACTCATCCCCCTGCGGAATTTCCGGTAATCTTACCCATCCTGTTCCGCTATTATCTGTTGAAAAAGCGCATGACCACAATGTACCGTCATCACATAAAGCAAAAATATGACTATAATCAGTCGCAACAGTATGTATAACTCCATTTGATATCTGCACAATCTTCCGCTTTGACTCAGGAATGGGCGCATCATCTTTATCGCAAAAGCATTTTGCCCCATCTCGATAACCATACAAAAAACATTCTGAACATACTTTACACATCATCATCTCGCGCTTTTATATCACTAATTTTATGCCAATTTTGGACAATCCCATAATCTGTAACAAAATGTATCGAATACCCGACATCAGGAGAGCCATGATGTACACAGGCTTTCACCCAAACTTTATCTCCAGATTTGAAATTAGGCTCAATTTTTTTTATATCATTTTTGCATATTGTCACAAACGCATTAGAACCATCCAATTGTAATTGAACACCTTCATATCCCTTCCACACATGAGTAACAGTTCCCTCAATTTTATCTAAAAACAAAACCCGATCACCTTTTTTAAATTCTTCCACTTTAGTTTCGTCTCCATATAATTTTAAAAATTCTTCTTTACTTGTTGGCACAAATTCAACAACCAAATCTCCAACCTTAAATTTATTGTTACTCATTCTTACTCTCTACTTTAGTTAGGTGATTTTCAGACGCATGAAACGCATATTGCCCTTTTTTAGTTGCCAATGCATAAACCATTCTATTTTTAGAACCATCTTCATTATAAACCAAATCTATCTTAGAAATAACAAAATGGCTACTATGAGGAATATCCGCTTTAACAATATCACCAACTTTAAATTTATTCATAAATTACTTTTTCTCCTTATGAATTCCAACAAACTAAATTTCTTAAATTCTATCATTTATATTTTCTCCCATCTAAACCCTAAAAATACTCTCTGCATAAATCTATGGAACTTATTAGGAGCAGTCGTACTATTGAATACAAAAGAACAATTATTACATGGTTGCCATGAATATTTATATTCTATTCTATGAAATATTTGCATTATTATTCCTCTTTAACCATTTTGATATTTCCACCTCAACCATATCACCAATTCTATTCAATTCTGCTCTAGTATCTGCCAACTTAAGTCTACAACCTTCACTATATGAAGTGAACACATTGAAATATTTTTTCACAAAATCTAATGGCAGATTATTATAAAATTCCATATCATAATAACCTTCACAATAATCACAATCACCTGTATAACATTGACAATGATTATTTAGCCAGTCACTATATTCTTTTGTTTCAAAATATAGCAATTATTTCTTCTCCAACAAATCATCATTCTCAAAAATATTTCCTATTATGTAATCAAACCCTATATCATTTAACGGATATCCATTAAATCCATCTAAAATAATTCCCCCATCATAATATCTTATAACATC